CTACACTCTCTCGGCTTTTTCTCGCTATCCGTCGGATTTGACCTAAAAGGAGGCAGAATGGCCACAAACAAGCGACCTGCCTACAAGAAGCTCGACGCGCAGCTCGCGCCGACGATGTCCACGATCGAGTATCTGACCTTCAGTCTTGTCCAGCTAGAGCAAGCCGCGCAGGATGCGATCGACTCGCGCAGCTGGCAGGCGTGCTCCGCGCTCAAGCTTCGCGCGCTTCAGACGCGAGTGGACCTCGACGTCGCAGTCGAGAAGGCCAACCGTCCCGACGACGCGATGTCGGACGAGCAGCTGCTCGGCATCATCGTCCAAGCGATTGCCCAACTGCCGGCGCCGCACCTCGAGCGCATCGAGGAGGCAGTGTCGATCCGTCGTCACGGTGCCCGGCCTCGCCTGGTGACGGGGACCGACGGTTGAACCTCAGTGCGCTAGCGCAGTCGGTCGATACGTTGCACCGTCGCGCGGTCGCGGACCCTTTGTCCTACTTCGTGCCGACGCCTCCCCAGCTGGCGTTCCTCGGATGCACGGCGCCCATCGCGCTGGCGCGGTCTGGGAACCAGCTCGGGAAGACGACGATGGGTCTGGTGGACTGCATCTACCGGTGCCTCGGAGCGCACCCCTACCAGCTGGTCAAGGCCGCACCGATCGAGGCGTGGGTCGTGGTGGTGTCGTGGGAGCAGAGCCTCGGCATCCAGCAGAAACTGTGGGCCTTGCTCCCGAAGGACGCGATCGACCCGGACACTGAGTTCATCCCCGGCAAGGGCTTTCGGGGCAAGACGCCGATCATCCGGTTTCGTAACGGGTCGGTGCTCCGCATCCGGACCGTCAACCAGGGCGCGCTCGCGCTGGCCGGATCGACAATCGACTATGTTTTGGTGGACGAGCCGCCACCGATCGCCATCTGGTCCGAGCTAGTCCCGCGCGTGATGCGGAACCGCGGGCGCATCCGGGTCACGCTGACGCCCGTGGGCGCGCCGCTCGGGTGGCTCCGCGAGCTCGTGGAAAAGAAGATCGTGGTGGACATGCACTTCCCACTCACCGTCGAGAACACGACGCCCATCGGCGGGCGTGCGCTCCTCGAGGCCGAAGACATCGAACGGATGGAGTCGCAGATCCTGCCGATGGAGCGCCGGCAGCGCATCCACGGCGACTGGGACGCAGGCTTCAGCGAGGGCCGGATCTTCGCCGGCTTCGATCCGGTGGCGCACGTGTCGGACCTGCTACCGGAGGGCGAGTGCCAGGTAGGGATCGGGATCGACCACGGGTCCGAGGGCGGCTCTCAGGTGGCGACGCTCTGCCTGGTGTCGCGCGAAGGCGGCGTTGAGGGCAACCCCCGGTTCTGCATCCTTGACCAGTGCATCTCGACGGGCGCGACTACGCCAGAGCAAGACGCGCGAGACATCCTCGCGATGCTCCGCCGGAACGCTATGCGCGTCGAGTCAGTGGACCGTTGGGTCGGGGACCGAAAGCACGGCGGTCGGAAGTGGGGCGGCAAGAAGAGCAACGCCCTTCTTATGCAAGGCTTCGAGCGCGAGCTGCGCCTCCCTGTTGGCGCGATCCCCTTCCGGATGCACACGGCGTGGAAGCCTGCCGGCTCAATCTACGAGGGCACGCGCATCCTGCATAGCGCCATGCTTCGGCACGACTTCACGATCCATCCCCGGTGCAAGCAGTTGATCGAGGACCTTAAGATGTGGGACGGGGCCGACGACGAGCACAAACACGGTATCGATAGCCTGCGTTATGGAGCGGTGGAGCTCGTGACGCGCAGGCTATACGTGCCCCACCACGTGAGGATCGGATGACGCAAGTTCCCATCATCGGCACCGACACCTACGAGATCCGGCGTGTCGAGCACACGCGCCTTCGTCGCCGCTTGCTTGAGGGCACGTGGGAGGAGGACCTCCACAACCGTCTCCAGATCCATCTGGGCACGGTCCGCAAGGCGGCGTGGGGCCTGCCGGACATGTCGTCTAACGTCTTCAGGCAGATCGCTAGATCGCTAGCTAGCCTGTACATCCAGCCGCCCGACGTCTCTCACCCGACGCGCAACCTCGCGGCTGCGGGCATCGTGGACATGGTTGCGCGCTCGGGCCTGTGGGCCACGATGAACCGCTTTCAGCAGTTGACGATCGGGTGTCGTGAGTACTGGCAGCGTGTGCATGTGTCGTCTGACGGTCGCTTGACCTTCCGTCCTGTGGCGCCGGACATGACGATCGCGAAGTCTTTCGCTGACCGGCCCGACTACCCTGTGTCGGTGCGCGAGATGCGGGAGCGCACGGACGCGGAGGGCAAGCCGCGCTGGACTTGGGATGTGCTCGACATTAGCGATCCGGAGAACCCGATCTACGAGGTCCGCGCGTACGTCGATGGGGGCAAGGTCGGGGAGGACCTGAGCGCCGTGTACCTGGGCGGCAGCTACTCGGGCGCTGCCTACCCGTACCGGCGCAACGACGGGCGGCCCATTCTGCCCTACGTCCTGTACCATGCGGAGCGCATCGGTGACCGCTTGTTCGACTGCTACGAGGGCATCGAGGTAGTCGAGGGGTCGCTGAACATTGCCGTCAGCTATTCCATGCTCTTCCACGCCATCAAGGACTCGAGCTGGCCCCAGCGGTACATCATCGGCGCGGAGCCGCAGGGCGGGACCATCGAGGGCGGTATCGCCGGTGTTCGGCGCGAGGTCGTTTCCGACCCTGCTACCGTCCTCATGCTGCGCGCCAGCGACGAGCAGCAACCGGTCATCGGACAGTGGCAGGCCGGGTGCGACGTCACCCAGCTGGAGAACACGATTAGCGCCTTCGCGAACCGGCTGGCGCAGGACGCGGGCGTGTCCCCTGCCGACATTCAGCGCATGGGCGGGACGGCCCGTAGCGGGTACGCCATCCAGCTGTCGAACGAAGGCAAGCGAGACGCGCAGAAGGTCTACAGTCAGAGCTTCCGGGCCTCTGACGAGCAGCTCGTGATGACCGCAGCCATCCTCGCGAACCGCGCGATGGGCTCGCAGTTCCCAGAGGGCGGCTACTCGGTACAGTACCGCTCCATCCCCCTGTCAGGGGCCGAGCTCGACGGTCGCAGGAAGCACGCGCTGGAGTTGCTCGACGCCGGCCTTATGACGCGCATCGATGCCCTGCGCCTGTTTGACGACGCGCTCACCGAGCAGGACGCGGTCGCCATGCTCGCGGAGATCGACGCCATGAACAAGGCGCGCGAGATGGCAGATGACGCGGCGGACATGGAAGCGGAAGAGCCGGAAGAGGGCACGCCTGAGCACGAGGCCGCGCCTGGTGATGTCGCCGAAGACGTAGCCGAGGCCGGCGAGGAGATCCCGGGTGCCGGTAGCTAGCGAACGCCAGCGCCGCTTTCTCGCGGCTACGGACCCTGCCGTGCTGCGCCGCTTCCTCGAGGAGGGGGCGCGTGCCGGCTTCCGTGCGCCTGCGTCCGTAGCTGCCGAGGCACGCCGCGGCCTAGACCTCCGCGAGAAGTACAACCGGGGCGGGACTGCGGTGGGCGCCCGTCGCGCCACCCAGCTGGCCGACCGCAAGGTGGTGTCGGTTGAGACGCTGCGCCGGATGGTGGCCTTCTTCGATCGCCACGAGATTGACCTAGAGGCCCCCGCCGCGAAGCCGGGCCACCCTAACTACCCCTCCGCGGGTCGTATCGCCTGGCTACTGTGGGGCGGTGACTCGGGACGCGTCTGGGCAAGACGTCTCCTGCGGGCTCAAGAAGCAACCCGCAAGGAGTGACCATGCCCGACGACACCACGACCCCCGACGACGTCGGCACCTCGCGTGCCGAGGAACGCATCCGTAGCCTGAGCGCAGAACGGAAGATGCTGCGTGAGCAGATCGCGGAGCTACAGAGCCGCTACGACTCCGCGCAGGAAATGGTCAAGCAGGCCGACACGTACAAGGCCAGCGCGAGCGAGTGGGAGGCCAAGTTCTCCACGGCTCGCGGACAGTGGGAGACGGAGCGCGAGCTCTTCTCCCGCGGCATCACCGACCAGGAAGGGATGGACTTCGTCCGCATCGCGTACGACCGCCTGCCTGCCGAGGGCCGTCCGCCGTTGGGCGAGTGGCTGGCCGGCGACAAGTTGCCGAAGGCCGTGCGCGCGTACATGCCTGACGCGGCGTCCGCGCCTGCGCCGACAGCTAAGACGACGACGCCTCCTCCCCCGGCGAACGCTGGCGCGACGAACGCCCCTGCGGGTTCCCCGTCGCAATACTCGCCCGAGGCGATCTCTCGCATGAGCCCCAGCGAGTACAAGGCCGCACGCGCAGCGATCCTCGGGCTGGACCGCTAGCACCTTGACGCGTGCGCGTAGGCAAGCGGTGCGCTAGTCTACGCGTACCCGTCGGGTCGAGCCCCGTACCAGCGATGCCGGGATGACGACAACCAATCATCCAGAGGTACACCCGCATGGCTCTCACCGAATACTCGACTCTCTCGGGCAACGCTCGCGTCGCCGCCGTCCTCGCTCAGGAGATCCAGCTCAAGCTGGCCGACCGCGCGAGCCTCCACAACCACCCCGCGATCGTGAACTTCGGGAACATCGCCGGTCGTGGTTCCTCGGCCCTTCAGGTGCCCATCATCGGGCTCGACGGCTCGGACCTCCTCGCGTCCGCTGCCGACGGCGCGGTCGTCGCTAACACGACGCTCACCTCCGCAGCCGCGACGCTCACGATCGGACGCTACGCGCTCCGCTATGACTTCACGGACCTCGCCGGCCTCACCGACTCCATCGGTTTGAACGCGCAGCGCCTCGCGGAGAGCATGGTCGGTTCGACGCTCATGGCTTTCCAGAACGCCCTGTGTGACGTCATCGACGGCTTCACCGCCACCGCCGGTTCGACGGGCGTGGACATGAGCGTGGACGACTTCTACTCCGCGCAGTTCGCCCTTACGCTCGCCAGCGTTCCCGGTCCCTACATCTGCGTGCTCCACCCCCGCCAGCTCGCCGACTTCCAGAGCAGCCTCCGTGCGGAGTACGGCGCGACGCAGTTCGTCATGGCTACGCAGGAAATGCTGAATATCAAAGGTCAAGGGATGGCCGGTTCGTTCAACGGCGTCGAGATCTACTCGAGCTCTCGCGTGCCTACCGCGAACGCCGGCGCCGACCGTGCGGGCGCGATGTTCGGCTACGGTGCGGTCGGCTACGTCGAGGGCTCCCCGTTCCCCATCGTCGGCGCGCCCGGCGTTGTGACCCCTGCCGGCTCTCCGGTGGTGGTCGAGTTCGACCGCGTGATCGGCGGTGGTACCACCTCGATCCTCGCCAGCTACTACCTCGGCATCGGGAAGCTCCAAGAGATGGGCGTCTCGATTATCACCGACGCATGAGCCTTTTTCACAACTAGGAGAACACGTGGCAGTCACCTTTCAAGATCCTTCCATCGCCGCCGGATCGACCTTCGCTGGTCGTCCCGCTGTGACTTCTGCGACAGGAGCACCAAAGCTCAACCTGCCGACGAACTCGCAGTGGTGGTACATCTGGCATCCTGGGCGCTGGCAGTGCATCGATGGAGAGTGGCTGCCCGTGCTCGCCAAGCTCCGGGCCACCCCCGGAGTGAACGGCGTCGATAAGGACGGCGACACCTCGGGAGCGGAGACAAAGCACCGTCGCGAGCACTGGACGGTGATCCCGTGGGAGGTCATCGAGGGTGGCTACGTCACGGAGTACGACGGCGTGCGTGGTCCTGTGAGGCTCTCCCGCTGGGAGACGCCGCGCATGGTCGCGGGTTCCGTGGTGCTCACCTCGGACGAGGCCGGATACCACGAGTTCCTTCGCGGGCTCGTGGCATCCGGTGTCGTTCGCGCCCCCGACCCGTACACGCTGGACGGTCTGCGGGAGCGCCAGCGCATCCGTGTCCAAGAGAACTCCAAGCGCGCGGGCTCAGACCCGGAAGCGCAGCGCCGCCTCGACACCGACAAGGCGCTACTCGCCCACATGGAAGGCGCCAAGGTGCCGACCGCGCCGTCTCGCAAGGGGCGCGCATGAGCGAGCGAAAGGATATGCGAGACGCGAAGGAGCGGTTCGCCGCGACTCTCGTCCAGAACGGTATGCGCCCCAAGCTCGCCGAGCAGAAGGCGAAGGAACAGGCGCAGAAGCACGACAACAAGCAGAGCCGCTAGCGCGAGCTAGCATCGGAGCCCCCGATGGCCGTCAAGACCTCTCAGAACATGCGCTCGGGCGTGGCCGCCGTCGGCTACATCGTCAAGGCGCTCCCCGCTGACCTTCCGGCGAACGCGCCCACCGTGACCTCGGGTACCGGCGTGCCCGCGACGACCGAGCCCAACGGTTCGGTCTTCCTCCGCACGGACGGCACGACTGCCGACCTGGCGATCTACGCTCGCATCTCGGGTAGCTGGGTCGCCATGAAGGGCGCGACTTAATGTCGTCGTCCGACACGGAATACGCGGCGCGGTTCTCCATCCCGGAGTTCCTCGAGCGCGGACGCGACAACAAGATCACCGCGCCGATCTATCGGTCCGGTGCTCTCGTCGCTCCCGTGTCGGGCACGGTGTCCATCTACCGGCAGGACCAGTCCGTCGTGGTCAACGCTGGCGTAGTAACCATCACGGCCAGCGTCGCGACGTTCACCGTCACGGCGGGGTCCATCGGGTCCCTCGTCCTCGAGGACGGGTACCTTCTAGAGTGGGCGCTCCTCATGCCTGACGGTGTGGTGCACACCTTCCGGCGTGACGGTGCCCTCGTCCGTCGCCGGCTCTACCCGGTCATCTCGGACATCGATCTACTGCGCCGGCACCGTGACCTATCGGCGCTGCGTGAGGCCGGCGTGACGTCGTATCAGGACTATCTGGACGAGGCGTTCTGCATGATTGAGAACCGCCTCATTGGTGGCGGCAAGCGTCCCTACCTGGTGATGTCGGCCAGCGCCTTCCGAGAGTGCCACGTGTGCCTGACGCTTCACCTAGTGTGGCAGGACTACGCGACTTCGGCAGGCGACACCTCGCGGTACCAGCAGCTGGCCGACAGTTACGGGCAGGCGTACGAGAACGCGTGGGCCAGCCTCTCGTTCATCTACGATGAGACGGACGAGAACGTCGTCAGCATCGACCGGCGCAACTCGGGAAGCCCGACGCTCTGGCTGGGAGGCCACGGTTACGCGGGCTGGCTCGGTGGACGAGGCGTGCGATGAAGACGCGGGCGCAGCTCCGGTCCTCGTTCGCCGCGCAGTGTGTCGCGGTGCCGAACTGGGTGGAGTCGCGCTTCGCTGCTGACGTCTTCGGACGCGACCCTGACTCGCTCATGGGGACCGCGACAGTGCGCCTGTTTGCGGTCGGCCTAGGCGACACGAACAACCGCATGGGCGGGGCCGGCAACGGTTATCGCGGTCGCGCCGGGCAGGGCCTGCTAGTCGAGACTGCGGTCATCGTCCGGTGGGCCGTGCGCCTGCGCCCGAAGGACCAGCAGGCCTCACGCGACGAAGCCGAGGCCGCAGGGCAGGAGCTGGTCAACGCGTGCGAAGCCTACACCGCTACGTGGCCGGGTGAGCTTAAGGTGCAGCTTCAGACCATCACTGCCGAAGTCGTCCCTAGCGGGGAGTGGTTCCTCGGGACCGCGACCTTCCTCGTACTCCACGCTCTACCCATCTCGTAAAGGGGGCATAAATGGCCGCATCAACTGTCATCAAGAACTTCCGCGACGGCACGATCGTCTTCGCGGACGGCACCACGCCGACGCCGCTCTCCGTCACGGTCACGCTGGAAGGCGGGGACTTCTCCCTGACGGGGCTGAACCAGGGGAACCTCGAGGCGACGACGTACCTCGACCGTGGCGACCTCGGGTCGGTGCGCCTGACCAACCGCTCGTTCCCCGCGATCTCGCTGACCTGTCACATGGCTGACCTGAGCGACGCCACGGACAAGCTCATCTTCGACGCGATCAACAAGACCGGCGCCTTCTCGGCAGCTCTGAGCACGATCACGGGCTCGGATGTGTACGGGCTCAAGATCACGCTGACGATCGAAGGCACAAACTTCGGCGACACCGCCGACCACACCATCGTAATGAGCGGTGTCCACTGCACCATCGACTTCAGCGAGGGCGACCCCAACTCGTTCAGCATCTCGGGCACCGTGTACGGCTCCATCGTCACGACCTGATTTGCGCTGGGTGCAAGGATGGCGCTCCCCGTGCTACGGTGCGGGGGGCGCTTTCGCGTCTCTGGAGGTTCCATGTCCGTCACGGTCACGCTCGGCACACACACCGTCCCCCTGAAGGCCCCCCCTTCCGCTTGCCTGCGTCGTGAGGTTGTAGCGGCCATCGGCATCAACACCGTTCGTGGCCTGTGCGCGACGCTCGGCGTGTGCTGGGCTGGCAAGGCGCTCAAGGCGAAGTACAACTTCCAGCCACTGCCCTACGGTGGCGAGGTGTTTGACGAGCTGATGGCGCTGGGCATCCCCGACGCGGACATTTACGCCGCTGCTGGCAAGGCAATAGACCTCTGTCTCGAGGTCCCGACAGAGGCCGGCGTCGCGCGTGCGGAGGGTTTTACCGCACCGCAGAAGGAGGACTCGACGCCGTAGCGATGGAGATCGGGCTGACGTACTGCGGCGAACCGGATGTCTTCTGGTCCTGGCCTGTCGAGACGCAGGAGCGCGTGCTCGGGTGGTGGCGCTACAAGCACACGCCTCCGGGCAAGCCCAAGCGGGCGGCTAAGCCTCGCCCGCAGGATACGGTGGACCCATCGGCGAAAGCCTTTTGGGGGATCTAGTGGGCATGAAGGTGAAGGTGGGGCGGGTAACGGCAGAGGTAGACCCGAAGCTCCTGGCTACGCTGCGACAGATGTACGACCTCAGCTTCCGGCAGATCGTTGACCAGCTGGAGGCCATCGGGGACGAGGTCGGCACCGCCGCCAGCGTGAACTGGTACAAGGAAGTGGACCGCAGGACAGGCGACACGGGTCGTGTCGAGTGGGGCATACAGTCGTCGCCCGACAAGCTGACGATGATCGTGTCGCCGGCAGTCGATAGGCGCAGCTACTACGTGCGCCGGCCCGGCGCTAACTCCACAAAGTCGCTCGGCACGGATGAGTTTACCTACCGGCGGCTCATGTCGGTCTACCGTCTCACCGGGACGATCGACAAGAAGTACACGGAGAATGTCAGGTTCACCGGCACGGGGCGCCCGACCGGACTGACGTTCCGCATCCCCAACCCGAAGGCCGCCGACGGCGCGAACATGTGGAAGCGCTGGGTGCTAGACCCCGGCAAGCGTCTCGCTAAGGCACTCCGGGATAACGGGAGCGAGGAGCTGAACGCATACGTGTCCCGCAAGCTCCAGAGGGTGGGGTAATGGCTAGCGAGATCGACCTTAAGGTATCTGCGGACATTGGCGATCTGCGTCGCCAGCTCGAGAGCATCCCTGGCATCACCGCTGAGCAGGCACGCCTCATGGTGGCCGAGCTGGACCGGGGCTACAAGCGTGCCGAGAAGGCCGCGGCGGCGGCGGGCAAGGCTACTCGGGCCAGCATGAAGCAGGCCGAAGAGGCGACGCGCAAGGCTGCGGACGCTAGCAAGGAGCTAGGCGACAGGTTTGGCGACCTCGGCAGCGGCGCTGGAAGGCTATCAGGCGCTCTGGACATGCTGGCCCCAGGCTTGGGTAGCGTCGGGCAGGCCATCGCGGACCTAGCGGACGTGGGCGAGGTTGCTGCGGGGAGCCTCGGTGGAGTAGCGGCGCCTGCGCTTGTCGCACTAGCCGCCGTGGGCCTCACGCTGGGTAGCGTGGTCATGCACCTCGAAGCTCAAATGCTCGCTGAGGCCGAAGCCGCCCGCGTAATGGGCACGGCGAACGCATACGCGCGCAGCGAGCTGGAGTTGCAGACTACCGCTGCGCTAAACCTTGCCGTGGCTACAGGCGCGATGACGGAAGCGCAGCGCACCGAAGCAGACATCCGGGCGCAGGGGGCCGAGCGCCTTGGCACGTACCTAGAGACGCTGACGGCTACCGTCGAGGAGACGCGGAAAGCGGAAATCCGCAACACGGAGATCGCTGAAGCGATTGGGAACGTCATCGACAAGCTGAACCTGCTGAACCCGACGATGTGGCTTCTGAAGTCCCTCATGGGCGACACCCTCCCGACCGCTACGGAGCTGACAAAGAAGTTCGCTGACTTCGTGGGGGTGACTGGCAAGCTAGAAGCGGCAGAGACAAGCGCGACCGCCGCGCACAATGTCGCGACTGAAGCGGTCAAGAAGACGAGAGACGCGCAACTCAAAGCCGCTGCCGCCAAGGCTAAGCATACGACGGCCACCAAAGACCTACGCGCGGAGCTCCAGAAGAGCGCCGCCGACAAGGACGCCGACGCCGCCGCTACGATGCTCCAGAAGGACGCGACCGAGCTCGGTGCGGAAGTCGAGCGCATCATGGGGGAGGAGTTCAACCGCACCGCTACGGAAGCGGAGAAACTGCAAGTGCGGTTGCTCGCGCTCCAGGAGGCGACGGCGTCCCTCGCGGCGCAGGGTGCCGAGGTTGACACCTCCCGAGCGCAGGAGGTTCTGACGGCGCAAGTAGCCGCTGCTGAGGAGGCCGCGCGCACTAAGTCATTCGACGACGCGAAGAAGGCGCAGGACGCGCAACTCGAGGCGGATATCGAGTTCTACGCAAAGCGTGCAGAGATTGCAAACGGTGCCGCCGACGTCGTGTCTGCCTACACGCAGTACAAGCTAGACCAGCAGGTGCAGGGCTACGAAGATGCCGTCGCCGCGCAGGACGCGCTGGGCAAGGGCGCCAGCGAAGCCGAGAAGAAGCGCGCCGCTGACGATGTCGCGGAGAAACGGAAGCAGGCGATGATCGGTTTCATGATCGACAAGGCCGCGAAGCTGACGCAGGCGCTCACTGCAACCGCGCTCGCTACAATCAACGCCCTGTCGATGCCGCCTGCCCCGAACTTCGTAGCGGCTGGCCTTGCCGCAGCGGGTGGTGCGATACAGGTGGCAACGATTGCGGCAGCTCGTCCTAGCTTCCACTCTGGCGGTATGGCCGACTTCGCACCGGACGAGGCCAGCGCTATCGTGCGTCGCGGGGAAGCCGTGCTCTCGCCAGCGGGGCGCGCGGCTATCGGTGACGACGCCATCCGCGCCGCGAACGGCGGCATGGGCGGTGGGCAGACCATCGTGGTGCAGCAGGTCTACCGGCATCGGGTCTTCGACTCGTTCGTGCGCGACAACCTCCGCACGCGCGGCCCCCTGTCGCAGGCGTTAGGTGCGGGTAGCCGCGCCGGCCAGCGGAGGAGCTAGAACATGGGAACCGCATACACTCCCGATGCCCTCCGTGGCATCTTCATCCGGGACCCTAGGATCACACCGGGCAAGACCGGCGCAGGGTCTAGCTACACGCAGGCCGTGCCTCAACCGGGCGTGCCCCAGCCGGTGGCAGCGTCCATGCTGACGCTCTCGACAAGCGGTGACCAGGTCAACGGGACGACGATCGAGGTGCAGACCACGCGAGCCGGCGGGGCCGTGACCACGGACGCTATCCGTGCGGGCGGTTTTGCGTGGCGTGAGAGCGGTGGGGCGTGGCAGGGCAAGGATGGGCCGCTCGGCTACGCGGGCTTCGGGACCGTGCACACGTGGTCGGCTAGCGGCACTGCGGACCTGTACACCTACCCGCACGTGCTCTACACGAGCGCCGGCACGCGCCTCGTGGCGACGCAGAAGACGACCTCGATAGGCGTGCTCCAGACCCTGCGCGTGCATCGCCTCACCCAGCTGGGTGCGATGACGAGCGTGGACATCGTGTCCAGCGCCGTCTCAGGCCAGCCACTGCACTCGTGCCTCGTGGCGCTGCCCGAGTCGCGTCTCCTCCTCCTCGCGTACTACGACGACCTGCCGAGCGCGGGCGCGCAGGTCCGCGCGTACATGAGCGTGGACGACGGCGTGTCGTGGGCCCTCCAGGCGACTGCGTGCCTGCCGGCCTACGTGGACACCACTACGGTGACCGCTCGCCGGCTGCGTGCCTGCTACTACGGTGGGCAGGTCCTCATGATCCTCGCCGTCCGCGTGCCAGCGGCAACCGTGCCCGACACCCTCTGGCAGTACGCGAGCATCGATGACGGGGTGTCCTTCGCCCTGGTCGAGGCCGTCGCCGGGACGAGCGCGACGAGCACGCACACAGGCGGTGTGCACGACATCGTCGCCATCCCTGACGTCGGCTTTGGAGTGGTTTACTGCGGGTCCTCCCGCACGAACTACGGCGCGAACTCCGCGACGCTGGCTAAGCGCCTCGGGAGCGCCTACTCGCGGTGGTCGGACATCGACCCCGTCGCGGTGGGCCTCCTCGCGCCGGCCACCACACTGAGCGCCGGTAATCTGCTTAGCGACGACACTGAGCTTTGCGCGAGCGTGGACGACGACGGGCAGATCTACGCCTTCGCGCCGAACTCGGGCAACTCCTCTCGCGTGCGTCCCGCGCGTAGTTCGGACGGTGTGACGTGGTCTGTGCTCGGGCAAGCCGCCAACCTCGTGCATAGCCTCGACTTCGACGGCGAGCGCCCGTCGTCCATGACCTGTGCCTGGTACGCCGGCGCGCTTCATCTGGTGCACTCGGTGGACGCTACGACCATCTACGACTCGCAGCTCGCGGACAGTGTGCTGGCTGGCTTCACCGCTGCCACCCTGCCGATGTTGCCTGCGGTGCAGGACGGCACCGACTACTCGGCAGGGTCCTACATGACGTGGATCCCGTACTGGGAACCCTCGACGCTGGCATGGACGGCGGCAACGACTGGCGCTCCCGTCACGACCCTCACGGGCGGCGCGATGCAGATCAGCGCGGGCGTAGCCGAGGTGCGGACCTACACGGACACGCGCACGACGGCGCTCACGGTGGCGCACACCGTGCAATGTCTGTGGGAGGTGGACCCCGATAGCGGCAACGCGACGGAGACGACCTTGACGGCGCACATCGCGACGTCGTCCTACCGTCTACGGGTCCGTGTCACGACGACGACGGTAGTTGCCATCGATGATGTCTCCGGCGCGACCCTCATGAGCTACGCGAGGACGGCAGGGCAGTACGTGCACATCCGGGCGTTCGCATCGAACCTCGGCAGCACGGGCCGATGCACGGTTTGGGTGGACGAGCTCGACGGACCCAGCGCCATCACGCGCGGGTACGTCCGCATGGTGGACACGACGCTAACGGACGGGGGCGCTACTGCCGCAGCACAGTCGGTGAGGTTCGGGCAGTCTGGCGTGGGCGTGTCGAACTGGCGCTACGTCGCGTGGCAGGCGTCGTCGCAGATGACCTCGCCGCACCAGCTCGTCATCCCCGCCGACCTCAACGGCGTGGACTTCTCGACGCGCCCGCTCACGCTCTCGCAGGGCCTGCGCCTTCGTGCGGTGGGTGGGCCTGCCGTGCTCGGGGACGCGTGGAATGTGTACGCCCGCTACGGTCACGGCATCGATGCGCTTGACTCCCCGTCGCCGTCGGTGCGCTGGCGTAGCGTGGACAGTCTCAGCGCCCAGGTGATGGTCTGGGAGACGGACACGACCGCCGGCAACGTGTCGCAGGCGATGGGCAGCATGGGCGCCATGTACATCGGAGGCGCCAACTTCAGGACCGCGACGCTGGAAGGCCGGGACGCCTTCGGCATCTACGTCGCTATCGGCACGTGGGACGCGTCGTCCGGGCAAGCGGCCCTCGCATGGAACCGACGGGGAAATCTCGTCCACCCGTCGAGCACAAACCCATCGTCGGGCGTCTACTTTTACCCGCACGCGGCGATGAACTCCGCACGGTTCACGTTTGACGCGGCAGCGGGGCCGGTGCGTACCATCCAGTACCAGACCGAAGGGGCGTGGTGCCAGCAGAACACGAAGCACACGCGCCTCGCCGTGTACGGGGACGTCTCCGCAGTCGGCATCTCGGGGACCACGGGCGCGCTGATGTCTCCCGGCGGGTTGCTCGTGTGGAACAACGACCCTCTTTACTCTGCCTTCCGGCTCACGATCCCTGTCCAGCCTGTCGCTGAGGCGTATTACGAGATGGGCGTGTGCCTCATCGGGCACCTCGCGGTGTTCGGGCGACGCTACTCTTGGGGCCGCGCGCTCCAGACGCAGCCGAACACCGAGCTCCGCACAGGCTCTAGCGGGCGCCGGACCTCGCAGGTGACGGGGCCGGCCCGTCGGTCGGTGGAGTTCGGGTGGTCTGACGCTGCCGACCAGAGCGAGTTCGGCCTCGACATGACGACGACGCAGCCTGACTACGTGGTCGGGTCGAGCACGTTCAACCCGGACCCGGTAGCCGCGGCGAAGGACGGGCCAGGCCTCATTCGCGGCATCGTGGACCACCTCAACGGCAGCGCAGAGCCGGTGGTTTACGTCGCGTATCTGCCTCGCGTCGCGCTGAACACGGCGCAGATGGTGGTGCACGACGACCTTCACCTTTACGGGCGCATCGTCTCCGACGTCAGTATTGAGACGGTGCAAGGGCGCGAATGGGACGGCAAGGGCAACACCGGCGAGATGGTGCGGACCTCTAGCATCCGCCTGGAGGAGGAACTGTGACCGACCGATGGACACCTAGCCAGCTCACCGGTACGCTCCGGTGGGTCCTGTCTCTCGAGTACGCCGGGGGCACGTGGTACCTAGGGCAGGAGTCGATCACGATTGACGACGGCACAGGCGGCACGATCGTCATCTCGGACGGTCTGCTAGACCTTGCCGACACGACGGAGACGCTGGACCTGTGGAGCACGGACTCCCCCAGGCGCAGCGTGCCCGTGGAGTTCGACCTCGGGATCGATGTCGCCACCCTTATCGAGCAGGGTCACGACCTCGCCGGCTGCGTGGCCGAGCTCGCGCAGCTGGCTGACGGAGACGACTGGTCCGCGCGTCGCCCGTTCGTCGTGGGGCGTCTCCAAGAGCCGCAGTACGGCGCCGACGGGGAAGGCGTGCGCGCCTCGATTGAGCAGGATGTGCTTTCGTCGGATGAGACGATTGAGGTGTCTACCGTCATAGGGCAGGATGTCCTAGACGTCCTCGTGGCTACCGGGACCTACATCGTCTACGTGGTCGATCCGACCATCGGGCTCGTCGCCGTCACGGAAGACCAGCCCGCGCCTATCGTGATCGGTACGCCAGGCGGGAGCTTTGCGTCTGGTTCGCCGGCGCGGCGAGTCTGCTCTGTCGAAAACGCTACGACCGGCGCGATCTCTCTAGTGTACGTGCTCGCCGGTCATGCCGTCGCGGCGACATCGGTCACGCTCACCAACGCCGACGACGACACGTTCGACGTAGCCACCGTGCTGAACCTCACGCTCAATGGCGCGCAGATCGCGGTCGCACTGTACCCGCTAGCCACCGCCGTGCTCAACTACCTAGGCCCCATCTCTGCGACATGGGACGCCGGGGGCGGACTAGTGGACGAGACAGGCGGCGTGCTGAAGACTGCGGGCGACTACTTGGCGTACCTACTGCGCCTCACCGAGCAGCAAGTCGATCACGGGCGCACCAACGCGGCGCGAGATGCCCTGCGTGCGTTCCGGGTGGGGACCTACCTAGACGAGTCCACCGTCATCGCGGACTACATTCGAGACGCGATGCTGGACATTGTGCCGGTGTCGCTCGCAGTAGGTCCTCGCGGTGTCTACCCGTACGTGTGGCGCTGGGACGCGACCTCTGAGGACGCGGTAGCGCACTTTGACGTCACCGAAGATCCCGACATCGAGCGCGAGGGCCTGGTGACCTACGAGGATGCCGACCGCATCGTCAACACTCTCCAGCTCCTCTATCAGTGGAACCCGCAGACGGAGGCGTACGGTGCGGAGATCTGGGCGGTGGGCGACCCTGCCTCCCGTCCTCGCGGTCTGCGCTTCGGTGGGTCCACGGCCACCCTCACGCGCAGCTACTGGGCCGACCCCGTGCTCGCAACGTCGGTCGGGCGATACGGCATCCGGCGCGAGACGCTTGAGACGGCCATCGTCGCGGACGTACTGACTGCCGAGCACGTGCTGGCGTGGCGCTCTCGCCGGTGGGCGCTGCCCTCTCGCGTAGTCGAGTACACGTGTCCCCAGCGGTGGGCGTGGATCGAGCCGGGGGACTTCGTGACGGTCACCGATCCGGAGCTTTCGTGGTCTGAGCGCCTGTGCTTGGTCCAGTCTCGCGCGTGGGCCTCGGACGGGTCCGTGCGATACACTCTGCGCGTGCAGGAGGGCTAGGGCATGGCGACCGCGACTCACACTCAGTTCGGGTCCCGGACCCGTCTCACCGTGACGGGCACCCTCACGAGCTACGGCGCCGGGACGCGCTTGGCTATCGAGACGACGGGCGGTAGCTCGCTCGTACAGGTCCTCCGGGTCAAGCTCCAACGGACGGCAGGGACCGCCGCAACCTTCACCCCGCGCATCTTCTCGACGTCGGGTGGTACGACTGGCACGGTCGCGCAGCAGTTCGTGGGATCTGCCACCGCCATCGCAGACCTCTTTGACGTCGTGTGCTCGGGCGTTGTCTTCGACACCGATGGCGGCGGCAAGCTCTACCTCGAGCCGGGACCTAACGCCGGCTCAGACAACGCCTTCAGCTACGAGCTCGTCCTCGAGGTGCTCTGATGGCCGGCACGCAGGTATCCCCTAGTGTCCTTTCAACGGGTGGCACCTCGACTAGTGCCGAGTACATGCTCGGGATGTTTGGGGACGGGTCGGATGGCACGTTTACCTACGTCACCGCTGGTCCTGTCTACACGATCTCGCGGGAGTGGAACTATCAGGACCTGACGATCCAAGCGGGCGCGACAGTCAAGCCGGCGGGGTTCCGCATGTTCATGCGAGGGACGCTCACGAACGCCGGAAGCTTTAACGACGACGGGGCCGCGGGCGTCGGCATCACTGCCGGCGCGGCGCTGGCAGCTCGTCAGTTCCTTGGCGGGCAGTCAGGCGCAGGCGGCGCAGGCCGAAGCACTACCGGTGTAGGCTCCGCTGGCAGCGCCATCACCTCGAGCAGCTATGGGTCCACGGGTGTCATGCCTACCGGCGGCGCGGGTGGGCAGGGCGACGGGGGCAACCTCGGCGGCGCAGGCGGGGCCGCCACTGCGGGCTCTTCCCGGTGGGCCTCCCTCCTCGGCTACGGTCGCGGCGCCACGGCCGTGAACGGTGGCTCAGGCGGCGGCGGCGGTGGGTGTCAGGTCGGCACCGGGACCGCATCCTCTGGCGCAGGCGGCAGCGGTGGCGGCGATGTCTACATTGCCGCTAGATACATCGTGAACACCGGCACGATCTCCGCGCTCGGAGGGGCCGGTGCGGCGGCGGCAGCCACAGGTAACGGAGCGGCAGGCGGCGGCGGCGGTGGCGGCGGT